CAGCGTTTGTCTGGTTGTAGTTAGCAGAACCAGCAGAAGATGCAGAGAAGTTGCTATCAGGCTCGTTGTAGAGTGCCTCAGGACCGCCACGGAGGGTCGAACCTTGCTCCTGATAGTGAGACTTCATTGCGAAGATTAGTCCAGTAGGACCGCTCATTGGTTGAACACCGCAAATATCATAAGCAACGAGGTTAGGCATTGCTCTGCGGATTAGAGAGATCATAACAGGATCGAAACCTGCAAGACCACCAGTTTGTGTTCCTAGTGCTGAACCTGAAAGACCAGCAGCACCAATAGCACCAACAGTGTTGGATGCTTCGTTTAGCATACCGCGCTCTTCGCGTAGTTGCTTCTCTGTGTTTTCTAGCAGAACAGCGGTAACAGCCTTTCTATAGTTGTCCTTGATGGCACCAGCGCCTTCATGACCTAGAACAGGGTTCCACTTTTCTGTTAGAGCTTTTGCGTTAAACATTTGTTTGCTCCGTTGAAAATTGGGGGGGTTTATAATCAGGACCAGCGGTTGAGTGCTTTGAGGTATTGTGCCATCGCTGGAGTTACCTCTTCGCCACCTTCTACTGGGGTTTCATCGACAGCTTCTGTTGGAGTAGCGATTGACTCTTTGAAGTAAGACTCCTTGATGGTTTTTACCTTCGAGGCGAATGACTCTTCCGAGACAAACTCTAGACCCTCAGCAAGTGCTGCGAGTTTTTCTTTCTGAGTATCAGCGAGTCCTTCCGAAACTGTGTTCAGAATGTTTAGTTTAGCTGACTCATTAAGACGATTTTGTAGTTTCACGTTAGCCTTAACCTGTTCGTCAAGACGCTCTTCCATTTCACGAATTTGATCTGCCATACCTTCTACCACGTCGACCTTTTCGTCGGGGATAGCGATATAGTGCTCTTCAAAGAGACCCTTGAGACCTGCGATGAAGTCTTCTGTGATCTCATTTCTGATTCCACGGTCAATAGCAACCTGATTTTGCTCCATCCATTGACCGATAGCGTAGTTCACCGTGCCATCAACTTCCTCGGAAAGTTCTGCCTTAGCAGCTTCTACTTGCTTTTCGAGTTCGTTAGCAAAGTGCTCTACAAGTCTGTCATACTCTTCTGAAAGTTTTGCTTTTACAGCAGCTTCAAAGATTGTTTTTGCCTTTTCGGCAAACTCTTCAGAGAGTTCTGTGCCCTCTAGGAGAGCAGCAACGTCGTCGGACATATCAATTTCAAAACCTGCATGAATTGGATATGTAACTGCGCCGCCCATTTTGGTAATGCCATATGCTGCATCAACAGCAACGGTTACCTGCTTACCCATGTCACCAGCATCTTTTTTAGCTGCTAGTTGGGGATCACCAGAAATTTGCGAGATAGGTGCCGCTGCTTTAGCGCCAGGATTTTCTTCACCGTCCTCGTCATTTGAATGGAGAGGAGCGGAGGTTGAACCTCCAAGATCAGTCGGTGCAGACTGACCAATAGCAACCGAAGGTTGAACGGTAGGAGCAGGATCCTTGCCGCCAGCCTTTGCAGTCTGAACGTCAGAAACCTGTGAAGGGTCGCTTCCAGCACCAGGGATTACATTCGCGGAAACTGTTGGCATAGGATCGCCAGCTTCCAGAATCACCTTTTGCTCGGTAACAAACTCTTCAAACTTTTCGTTTAGCATATCTGACATTTGAGTTTACCTCTTAATTTCCGTATAATTAATCTAAGTTTATTTATGAAATCATAACTTTCTGAGAAAATCCTCAAAAACTTTGAGGGTTCTCTCTTCCATAGTGTGGCGCGTGGCCTCATCCATGTATCTGCGGTATTTATCAACTTTCGCTTCTTTTAGAATTCCATTATCCCAGATCCACTCTTTGCCTTCCATGATGCCATTAACAAATGCATCAGGCGCGGAAGGATCTGCTACAATATCAGCAGCGGTGGTGAGGAAGAAATCATCACGGACGATTGAGATATCTTCACGCTTGTCGATACTTCCCATACCACGAGAGGAAACACCAAGTTGGACGCCTTCGCCAAGAAGAGACTTAGCGATGTTACCCATCGGCGTATCTAGGATTTGTGCCTTACCGATGAAGTTATGTCCTTCAGCGTGAAGATCTACAATTCTGTGTGATACTCTATCGAGGTTGATAGTCGGACCATCGGGGTGACCGAGCTCGCCAAGAGCACGCTTTGGTTTTACATATTCTTCTGTGTATCTCTCTACCTCGCGGGAGAGAACCTCAAAAGGATACATACGACCATTGCGGTTCTTTAGTTCTGATTGAAGAAAAACTCCTTCAATATAAAGAAGCTTCTTTCCGTCTTTCTCCTCAGTAAGGATCTTTACGTCTTCAATCTGTTCCGTTATCAGTTTCATCGGTCTCTGTTTCGGTGGGTTCGTCAAAGAATGTTTTCGCTACAACCTGCTTATATGTTGCCATGGCATCAGATGCCTTAGCAAAAAGTAAGTCCTGAATAGCATCAATAGCGGATGCTCTATCGTTATCGCTGATCTTGTTGATAATATCAACAACACCCTGCTCAGTATTTTGTTCTGACATAATAATAATTCAGTATATTTTATTTAGACTTTGGAGTGGGTTTAGGCATTGCCTTCGCTTTTTTGATCTCACGATCCACGTTTGCATCAGCTGCTTCTGATTCTCTTTCGGCAGAATCTTGTGCCTGAATATCCTGCAGTTCTGGTTGGAATGCAGTATTCTGCTGCGCCATCGTATCCATCATATTGGTTTGTGCTGGATCAATTGCAAGACCAGAAGCAATCTCTCCCTTGATCTGCTTATCAATTTCATCAAACTGCTTATCTTTCTGACCGAGGATGTTGCGGCGAATGTATTCAACTGAGAAATACTTGCCGACAAACACATCCATCTGAGTGACAGTCAGCATACGCTGGTTCATCATTTCAATTTCTTTCAGTTCGTTGAAATGATTGTCAAACAGATAGTCATATTGGATATGCTCCTTCATGTCATCCCAATCTTCTGGTGAAATAACACCCTTGAGGATTAGTTGCGTCTTGAGAATATCGTGGAATAGTTCGCTGAAACGCTTGCGGAGACGACCGATGAACTTAGTAAATTTAAGTTCATCCCTGAGAACCTCAGTGGTCTTACCAAGATTAAACCCTTTGTTGTCATCCGTAAGGCGGGAAGGTGGTAGGTTGAGTGAGTTGTAAAGTTTCTTTTTGAAATACTCAACGTCCTTGAGTTCGCCAAGGTTTTGACCGCCTGGGAGTGTAGTGATTTCAGTTCCTCTACCACCCTCACGACGAGGGAGCCAGAAGTCTTCAAGCATTGACATATGCTTTTTATCATCACGCATCTCTCCTGTTTGCGCGTCATAGACAAGTTTGTTTCTGTAGCGCGACATGACATCGCGCAAGTATTGTTCTGCCTTTACCTTAGGTAGATTGCCTACATCGATGTAGAAAATTCTACGTTCTGGTGCGCGTGATAGTCTGTAGATAACAAGTGAATCTTCAATCATGCGGAGTTGATTGAGAGACTTGATCGCTTTGTGGAGGAAACCAAGAACCATTCTCTTGTTTAGATCTTGGAGTCCTGAAGGAACAAAGGTGATCGAGTCAGTTGCCATCTTTACGCCTTGTGACAAAGACATATCACCAACTGGTCCCAGAACACCTCCCTGGTAAAATCCTTTTGGATTGTAAAGATAGTAATCAACAAACGTACCATATTCATACTCAAGCGCCGTGCCTTTGATTGCTGCTTTCGCTAGAGAATCTTTTGGAGTATTATCGATTTTCTGACGGACCTTCTTGATCTTCATTGGATCAATATAACGAAGTTCCGTAATACCTTTCTTTGGATTATCTAGATCGATTACTTTGTGGTAGAATAATCTACCGTCGATGTACCAAGTTCTGACAATCTCATGTGCGCGATTGTCAAAGTTAAGAAGACGTTTGATATAATCAAACTCATCTCGAATTCTTTTCTTTACTCCAGCACCAACCTCAAGATTGTCTAGGTTGATTTCTACTGGAGAATCGTAAGCATCACTTACGATGAACTCATTCACAACTTCATCTACAGCACTATCAACTTCAGGATGAAGTGCCATATCACGATAACGACGGATCATCTCAAACTCGTTGCGAGCTTGATTGTCCGTCTCTACATATGTTCCGTAATACCCACCAGCAGCAACTGAGATGGGTTCATCAGCAGAAGGAGGGACAGGGGATTGCCCCTTCTGTCCCTCCTTTCTATTGATTTGGAAGCCAAATAACTGACTCATGATTATCTATTCAACTTATGTGCTTCCAACTATTTATCAGACTACACGAATGCCAGAAACACCAGATCTATCTCCTCCTTCTGCGGTGAAGTAAGAGTACTGCCACTCAACTGTAAATTCCTCAATTTGATCATTGCTATCATAAGCAAGATCAATTTGTGAAACGTTAGTTGGGAAGCAATAGTGTAAAGTATAGTTTCTTAGGATTGAACCTTCTGGAGATTCATCTTTCTCTAACTGCTTAACACCAAGATCTGCCATATAACCATCAGTGCTATTTGGCTTGAATAGAGGAGCAGTGTTGCCCTCGTGAGTATTGATACTATTTGCCCACTGCTCAAAAAATGAGCGTAGTCTGAAGTCTTTATCGTTAAAGAATGTTGTAGTCCAAGTATCGAAGGTACGATCACCTGCGATCTTTACAGTTCTTCCACGGAAAGGAACCTCGATTACACCCAGGTTTGAACCTGGGAGTGCAGCAGACTTACAAAGAATGTTTGTAAGAAGTTGATCGTTTGGTTCGAGAGCGATTTCTTGTGGGAATCGCACATCAATCAAGAACATATTGGGCTTTACGCCCTGTCCAATAGTCTGTAAAAATGTACTTACGTTTGACGATGCCATTAGTTGTTACCTCTGTGATGTTTTGTCTATTACTAATTATCTACCAACAACTTCAGCGAACGAAACTCCCGTTCTTGTAGCAGTTACTGTAACTGTTACGAAGTTGATTGAGCGAGTTGGCTTGAGGTAGAGTTCAGCAACAAACTCATTTCTATCAATGATCTCTGGAGTATTATTGCTTTCATCACAGACAACGAGGAAGTCTGTTAGACCTCTACGTGCCTGAATCTCTGAAAGATATGAATTAATAGCAGCAGAGAAATTACCACGAGTTGTTGTATCGTTTTGCTCAAACAATACTCCTTCTGCCAGCGCCCTTGCTCTCTTTTCGACGTTTAAGAATAAACGACGAACGTTAATTCTGTCAAACGCAGAAGGCGAAGCAAGACCAGTCTTGTCTCCAAAAAGAACTGGACCAGAACCAGGGAGAGCAACGATTGGGTTGATTCTGTTGGTGTAAAGATCGTCTCTCTGTGCCTTGTTGGGATTGAAAGCGAGCTTCACAACGTTCTGAAGACCACCGCGATTTAGACCTGCTGGGGAGAACCAGTCATCTTGACTTGTGGAAGTTGAAACACATAGACCAGCAACATCACCGTTACAACCGATGTAACGATACTTATCGTTGAAACGGTCGTATGTATATTTAACTCCACTATCTAAAACAACGTAGGAAGATGATCCAACATTTTCGAAAAATTCAATTGTATTTTGTAATTGTAGGGATGGAGTTAAAGCAGTGCCACCAGAAGTTGCAACTTGAGCACCAGTCCAGGGTGAGATAAAGGCAATACAATCTTTTCTGCTATTAGCAATAGAAGCGACAGATAGTGCTTTTGAAATAGTATCTATTTCATTCGCAGCATCTCCTCCCATTAAAACAAAATCAATTGATGTTTGTTCTGTATCTAAGAACTCATCATATGCTGCTTGAATCTCTCCAGCATCATATGCAAAGTCATCGACACCACCCGTTAGAGCACCACCTGCGGTAGGTAGAATTCTTGCTAGAGCAAGAGGAGCAGCAGAAGTAGCACCATAAGATGCTGCAGTAGCACCAGGATCTTCTCCAACTGTTGTTACTTCAGCAGAACTGAGAGCAGCACCAGCATAAACATAACCAGAATACTCATTAACATAATCTTTCCAATAAGATGAAGCACCTTCTGGACTCTTAGCATCTGATAGTTTGGAAAGATAAGTCATTCTTTCCAATACTGTATTTGTGCTCTCATCGACAATAGCAACATGAACTTCGTCGTATGAAAGATAACGCTCAGAAGCAAATGCTGAAGTACCAGGACGAGGAGCAATTGATCTATATGTTAGACCTGTCGAACCAATTGTTTGCGCGTTGTAATCCCAAGCAACTGCGGTGTCACCAGCAGCGGGGGTTGGAGCAGCAGAACCCTGAACAATTGCAAAGCTGTTTGCGTTATAAACTGCATATACTTCGTGAGTTACAGAAGCGTCGTCAGTGTATGTACCACCAACTGATAGTCCGTGACCAGTCTTGCCGATAACCCAATCAGCACCACGATCAACAATTACAACGCGAAGGTTGTTGCCATCAGCACCAGCGTAACGAGCAGCGAACTTTTCGGAAGTTACGCCAGCATCAAAAGCATCTTTATCGCCAATAAGAACACCAGTGCCACTCTTGGTGGCATTTAAAACTCCAGTTGCCGCACGAACAACTGCGAGTTGTCCGCCATAGCGAAGAAATTCAGCAGCAACCAACCAGTCAGCAGCGTTTGCCTCAGCTGGTGCCCCGAACGTATCGATTAATTCTCTCTCAGAACCGATATTTACAATTTTGCCTACTGGTCCAGTGCGGAAAGATGAAGCAATAGCACCGCGAATAGCAGTAGCTCCAACTACAACAGCATTGGAATAGTCACGTTCTCTAATAACAACACCAGGCGAGACTTGACTTGCCATGTTTTTACCTCTTAGATATCAAATTTATCTAAATCTATTTAGATTTTCCTCTTCTTCAAACGGGGAAACTGTGCATGAACTACCAGTCTGGATATCCCCAGTCTGTAAATGGATCCCTCTTCTTCCTAGAATCCATAACCCTTTTCACAGTACAGTCTTTGCATTCATATGAATATGCTGATGGAAGATATTTCTTGTGCTTCCTCACAACATAATAATCGGTTAGGAGATCTTTAACTTCACCACAAACTCTACACTTTCTTTCTTTAAAAAGAAGATGTTCTAATTCAAATTGATCTCCAAGTTCCATCAGTAGTTCCACATATAACTTACTTCTTCCTGAGTATTTCCATACTCCCATAGTGATCCATCACCATCAATATAGGTATCATCGCCCAACCCGTCATCGATAAAACCAAAGGGAGCCATATCTTGCTCGATCTGATTACGTTGTTCGTCATAAATTCTCCTCCTGACATCCTGATCTGTCATCTCCTTGAAGTATTCTTGCATGACTAACCATGCAAAGAGAACCATACACATCACAAGGTCATCATGGTATCCTTCATCTGCTTCCCATGCTTGCTTCTTCTGCACGAATGTGGTAAGCTCTTGGAAGATCTGGAAGTCGTTGAAGAGTAGTTTATCTTCTTCAATAATTGCTTTGAGGTTGGCGCAACCAATTTTTTTGACGGTCACGCTCATCTTCACACCTAGTTGTGTTTTGTTTCCTGAAAAACCTTGTCCGACGATCTGACCCGCTCTGCCACGCATAGCACACATAAGGACGTTAGGATACTCAAGATCGTAATTGAGAGTTGCAGCAATACTATCGCCAATGTCATTTACTTCTACCAGAACGTATGGGTTATTATATTCTTTACAAACTTGGAAAATTACCGAGGGAAACAGTACAGGTTTAATTTCATTATTTCTGTACTTTGCCACGATCTTATACGGCAGTGTGGTGATATCAAACACGAGGAAAGCACTATAGTCGCCACCAATTCCTCTGGCAACATCCACAGTAATAATGTATTCGTGATTATCTTGTACTCTTTCGTAAACATCAAGTCCTGCATTGCTAGCGATGGGGTCTGCGAATGGAATAGTTTGTAGTTTGGATGGACTGATAAGTGTATCAGCAGATCCTAGGAAGTCACACTCAAATTCTTGAGCGAACTGTCTGGGTGAAGTGTTCTTGATCGTTTCTTCTTTCCACTTGGCATCTCTGCCAGGAACCTGCGACCAATGAACCTCGTTAGTAACATAACCATTCTTACCTCGTCTGGCATCCTCCCACATCTTATAAAAGTGGTTCATGCCATTCGGCGTTGAGATGATTATGACTTTTGTGCTTTTACCAGAAGTAATAGTAGGATAAACAGATGCAAAGAATTGCTCTGCAACATGGTTTGGAACGAAAGCGAATTCGTCGAGGAAGAGGATATTAAACGACATGCCTCGGACAGCACTCGCAGATGTAGAAGCTGCCAATATCTTACTGCCATTCTCTAACTCCACATTACCTTTGTTCCATACCAATACACCATGCTGCATCCACTTTGGCAAGTTTTCGTATGCAAGTTGTAATCTACTTAAAAGTTCCCTGGCGGTAGATGCTTTGTTCGCAAGAATACCAATGTTGACACTATCATAAAAAATTGCATAGAATAATAGATAAGCAACCACCGTGGTGGATTTACCAGTTTGTCTTGGCAACTTTGCGATGTTAAATCGGTTGTTGTGGAAATCTTCGAGGATCTTTTGTTGGAAGTCATACATTTCGAAGGGCACTAAACCCTCGTCGAGAGAAATGATCTTGATGTAGTTGACAGCAAAATAGATCGGATCGTTCTTGCACTTGATCCATTCGTCGATTTGCTTTTTGGTAAAATTGATTGGGGTTCCCGCCTTCTTTAGGTTCGGGTTACCCAAATATACATCACTTCCAGTCGCCACAACAAAAACCTAGTCACTACTTGATATTTAGTCCTTGGGGAAATCCTCGTCCAGTGTAGTCAATCTTTTCTCCCAGGTTACACCACCCTCTTTTCCTCTACATGGGTTGATGCAGTTATCATCGCCAAGTTTGTTACACACCAAACCAGCTAGGTCAAGTTCATTGCCTATCTTGTTAGTGCCAGTCCAGTAGTGCTGTCCGTCAATCCAAGTTGCGCCGCACTTCTGGCAAGTTTTGGTATTCATTTGTCGTACTCCTTGAGGAACTTTTCAAAGTTGGTTGTATCCTTAATAAGTTGTCTCTTAAGTTTCCAACCCATCCACTTCATCTGTAACTGCACGAATGCATGACGCACCTGCAGATCAGCGAAGGCAAAGAGTTTCATGGTTTCTTCAACCCCAGCATATGCTACCAGGATTGCAACGAACACGACAAGGACATAAAATCCGTACATAAGTGTAACTCTCTGCTACATTCATTATAAGCTATGTAGCAGAAAATAGTGTTACAATTGGCTACGATTTTATAAGTATCTCTTTACACAGAGATTACTTTTTTATAATATACGGGTTACTCAACGAGAGTTCCGTTGGCGCGTCTGATTTCTTTGAGTTCTTCAAAGTTCTTGCACTTGGTTCCACCGTCATACGCCCAGCAGTAGCCTTCCTTAATCATTTGTTCGTTCAATGACAATTCGGCGTCGATGCCAAGATACAACCATCCGAGCAGACGACCATACTTACCGAAACCACCTTCTAGTTCTGTGCGAATAACGAGGTCTTCCTCGCCAGCAATCGCATCCTCTAGTTGCTTCTTCAACCAATTTGTTGCATCGATACCTAACGCCTTCTCCTCTGCATCCGTTGTGCGCTTCTCTGGGGTATCGATCCCAGCAACTCTAACTCTTTCTTTCTTGTAGAGATCAAACCCTAGATCAATAACAACATCGATTGTGTCGCCGTCAATGATCTTCGTGATCTCTACTACTCGGAAGTTGTAACAACTCTTCCTGCTTGGTGGAACTAGTGCGCCCATATGTATTTGAGTAACTAGTAGTAATTTATATTGATTAGTAATTTATTACTAGTATTTGAGCATGTAACACCAGTATGTTTCAAATGCGAATCGAAAATAACTATCCTATTCTCAATACAGTTGATTATCTTTTGATCTTCATCATCAATAATAGTATAACCATCATTGGTGTTAATATAAAAAATTGCTGTCATTGGATTTTTATCTGCAGCCCAATGATCTTCCGTTGTATCAGTGTGCCATCCAACTAAAAGGTTTGATTGTCTGGCAACTGTTTTATTAATCTTCGCTTTTAATAAGACGGTTGCTTGTAATTTTTTTAAGATGGGCAAAATTAAATTCAATTCGGCAGAATTGTATTCCCCATTGCAGTATAGGATATATCCTTCTTGATAATTTTCTCGCTCATCACAAGATAATAAATTTTCTGGCAACATTTTTCCATGCTGCCACTTTAATTCTGGGTGACTGACAAAATCCTTTATTATATTAAAGTGCTTCTCTTCCAAAAAATTGTCAATTATCCTTATCATTTTTATCAAAATCAAGTTCTTTCATTTCTTCGTTTGCCATACGGAGTATATAAATGACGCAATACAGAGTAAATGCTAGGCCACAGCACAGAAGTATAATGACACTCCAGACAACTTCACTTCCTGTGGATGTACCAAATACCCATAATGGGGAAAACGATGAGAGCATAACAAAGTGCTCCAAGTGTATATGGGTTATTTAGAACCCAGCTTGCAAAGTGTCCCATTAGTCTGCAACGCAGTTTTCTTCTTCATAATACCTCAACTTCTCAATCAAGTGTTGGTATTGATCCCACATATACTCTGAACTAGTTTCGTGCTTGTAGAACTCACAAGCACGGATCAACCTATTGACATCATCCGAGGTTAGTTTCATCATTGTAAAGTAACTCAATAGTAATTATAACAATCTATCTCAGCAATTCCACGCACGTAAGGATTTGTTAATGCGGGAATCTGGATCCTTTGCGGTTTTCTTTGAAGTCAGTTTGGACTTCATCCCTTTCATTCTAGCGCAGAAGGATGCCCTCCTGGGATTTCCAACCTTCTTGCTAGGTGCTTTGAGGTCAGATCCTGGATTTTCTCTCTCGTAAGACTTTCTTCCTTTCTCGTTAAGTCCTCCTTTTTTGTTTTGTCCTTCTTTTCTGGTCCAGGCTGATTCGTCGAGTTCAAATCCATCAGATAGATCTACCTCCTCTTTCTTGACTGACTTGATGGGGACAGCAAAACGATCCCATGCTTTCTCACCATAGGAACACTCATCTCTGGTCTCTGGTTTCTGACAGAGCCTACAGAACTTCTTCTCTTCCTTCTCTTTTTTCTTTGCTTCTTCAGCAAGT